ACACTTACAACTGATACTTCGAATAGTTCGGCATCTTTTATTGTGTATCCATCCGTTTCTTTGTTATAGTCTGCATCCTTGACTCTGAAACCGACGGAAAAGGCCCCAAGAACACCATCTTTAATAAGATCTTTAATTTCGCCTGAAGATTTAGAGATTTTCGCTCCAAATTCCAAACCGTTTTCTGTAACTTCTAATGAAGTTGCGCGACCAATAGGTTTATTATAATCATGATTAAATAGAACGATTGGATTAGTTTTATAATTATCTAGTCCATTCTTTTGAATCCATGCATCATGATTGATAACATCTCCTGCTCGGTCGACTGCATTGGTAGACGCTAATCCTTTAATATCAACGCTACCGTTTTCGTCCTCGCCAAGAGTTTTGAAAGTATTTGTCCAATGAAAAATTTTCTCCATGTGTACCTACCTTATTTCTTAGCTTTTTTGGGAGCTGCCGGTGCTGCTTTCTTAGTTGCAGCTACTTTAGGTGCTTCTTCAACAACTGGTGCTGCTTCTACGCCCATAGCTTTGGCCCATTGGTTTGGAAAGTTAGACTTTACCATTCCTTGCATACGTGTCCAAGACCCAAAAGGTCTCTTCGCTACCATATAACGCATTGGAGCGTTATTTGCTGCTTTATACTCGGAAGGGGTCATCATACCATTCTCAGCAAAATAATCTGCTAATTTGTTAAGTATCGCTTTCTTGTTCGCCATTATCCTGTTCCTCTTCTTTTGGTGGTTGTCCACCTTCTGTGGGGTTCGCTGCTGAACCCGCTATATTGGCTGGAACTCTAAGCTCGTCATGTCCTTCTAAAGGATCTCTGCCGAGTTGTGCTCTAGCTTCGTTTGGTGTCATAATGCCTGTGTTGACTAAGGTCGCGTAATACGCTGCTTGGTCTCTTAACTCAGGTTGCAATGCTGGAATGTCTGTAACATTTTCAGCAAGTGCAAAACCAAAGTATCTTTCAAAGGCATATGCTATTTTTCTTACTACAGGAAGAATAGTCTCCAAGTAGTAAAGTCTGTGGTTAGGTCTAATATTTGCATTATTCCCACCATCTAGAAGTATAGGTGGAACACCCATTGCTTCTAAAATTATTTTCTCATTCGCTGTAATTGATGACTGGAAATCTAATTCTTTGAAGTTTACTTTAGTTAAAGCATCTACTTCAAGTCCACCATCTAGAATAAGTGGGCGTTTACCGCCATTTTTTGGATTGTACCTAGTAGACCAGCTTTGCAGCATTCTTTCCTTAATTCTGTCGGAAAGAGTGTTAGGGCTCTTAAGTACTAATCCTGGAACTGCTCCATTCTTAAAGAAGTTATCTTGAAACTTCCTCATGTTATCTAGTAAATACATTGTGCGATACGCTGGTTTTAACCTTGGAGTTCCACGATATATTGATTTGAATGAGTTTTCTTTAATATGTATTATTTCTTTCGTAGAATAGTCAACATGACCATCATATGTAAATTTCTCAATGTAAGTACTAGTATCAGAATGAATGGTTACGTTCTGTGCTGGAAGATGATATAAATGCCTTCCATCAAAATATACGAAGATGTTACCGTCTATTAGTAAATCAATTATAAGATTTCTCTTAAATGTATTAACGTCTTGAAACGGATTCGGTTCTTTATTAAGTAATAAGTCTACGCGAGTTCTTCGAATATTTTCTACAACTGGCATAATACCGTTTACTTTCATTCCAACATCATATCTAATATCTGCTGAATCATCTACTATCATATTTACAGCACGATTAACTACTTCTAGTTCTTCATATGCTGATCTGTAATTGTCTTTGACTTCTCGGGTGTCAATTGTCATACCCTCGTCCATACCGATAAACGACTGTGCAGGATTCAGTTTTTCCTGATCCTCGGGGTCTCTACCTAATATTCTGTCATACCATGCCATGTTTTTCTCTCTGTTTTTCCACCCATCTTTTTTGTTTAAGTGCTGTCACCAGTTTAGGTCTTTTGCCATAAATACTGTGTAGCCTTTGATGGTGGGCTTTGCATAGTGTAGCAGCTTCATCGTAAATCTCTTTAGTAAATTCTTTAATAAACTCTTCACGGAGGTTCATGATCTCATCGGCTGTTTTTATCGTAATTTTATTACTTTTCAACCAAGTATCCAGAAGCTCAGTCATTCCGTAGAAGTGGTGAAAGTCTAAATGTTCTGTGTCACCACAGATAAAGCACTGGGTGTCTTTCTTATATTTAGATTTCGCTTTAT